TGATCAGTGCCGCCCGCCAAAGGATTGAGCGGTCTCTTAGCCTTGGCCTGGTTGCCGCCAATTATCGCGAAACCTTTGATCGCTGGGGACCACGACGTCAAAGCTCCGGGGCTTACCGCCTACGCATGGGTCCGCTGATGTCGGTGAGCGCGATCCGGGTGGCCGATACGCTGGGCAATTTTTCAGTGATCGACCCTAGCCTCTATCGGGTGCGGGTGGCGACGCGGCCCGGACAAATTGCACCTGTGGCGGCGGGATTGCCAGAAGCGGGCATAGCCTCTGGCGGCCTACAGATCGATTATCGCTGCGGCTTTGGAGAGAGCGCCGCCGATGTGCCCGAGCCCCTGCGCCAGGCCGTGCTCGCCCTCGTCGCCCATGGGTTCGAAAACCGCGATGAGGCAAAGGCACCCATTGGCCTGGTCGAGCCTTGGCTTGCGCCCTACCGGCGGGTGCGGCTGTGATCGGGTCCTTGCGCCGCCGCGCCGTCCTGTCCAGTGTTTCAGAGACGGTCACACCCGCCGGTGGTCGCGTTCGGACCTGGACCGACCTAACTACGCTTTGGGTAAGCCTCTCGGTGACCAGCACCGACATGGTCGCCGCCGCCGATCAAAAGCCGGTCCGCCGTCAGAGCCTAAAGGCCCAGGCCCGCAACCTCACCGCGGCCACGGTCGGTCAGCGGTGCACCGTCGATGGCCGGACCTGGTCGGTTCGGGCGGTCGACCGCGACCAGCCCAGGCCTGGCTATATGACCCTATCCCTGGAAAGCGATCTGTCATGAGCCGCGATGCCGACAGCGCCTTGCAGATCGCCATCCTGGCCAAGCTGGCCAGCCAGGCGAGCCTCCAGCCCCTGCTGGGCAATCCGCCGCGCGTTTATGACGAGCCGCCGCTGGATCTGGTCTATCCCTTTATCACGCTCGGCAGCAGCCAGACCCGGCCCTATGGCGGTCTGGTTGATCCGGTCAGTCTAGAGGCCACCGAACACGCGATCAGCTTAACCGTAGCCTCGGTCTCGGCTGGGACCGAGGAGGTCAAGACCTTGCTGGGTCTGGTGCGCCTGGCCCTGCATGGCGCGGCCCTGACCCTTCAAGACCATCGTCTCAACAATCTGCGCGTCACCTATGCCGATGTGTTTCGCGCGGCCGATTGGAAATCGACCTATGGCGTTCTGCGCCTACGGGCGGTCACCGAACCGATCAATCCCTGACATTTAGGAGCCCAAAATGGCGGCGCAAAAAGGCAAGGATGTCTTGATCAAGATTGGCGATGGGGCCAATCTCGAAACCTATACCACCGTGGCGGGCCTGAGGGCGCGAACCCTGTCGTTGAATGCCAAGTCGGTTGATGCAACCGATTCTGACAGCACGGGCCGTTGGCGCGAGCTCTTGGCCGGGGCAGGGGTCAAGTCGGCGGCTGTTTCTGGTACTGGCGTGTTTCGTGATGGGACCTCTGACGCCCTGGTCCGCGACGCCTTCTTCTCGCAAGACACCCGCAATTGGCGGCTGATCATCCCGGATTTTGGCACACTAGAGGGCCGGTTCCTGATCGCCTCGCTCGATTATGGCGGAGAGCATGAGGGTGAGGTGACTTTTGCCCTCAGCCTCGCCTCGGCTGGTCCCCTGACCTTTACAGCGGCGTGAGGGGGCGTGTGATGATCGCAGCCAATCATGCCCGCGGCGAAGTCATTCAGGAGCTTGCCGGTCAGCCGCGCCGCCTGTGCCTAACGCTTGGCGCCTTGGCCGAGCTCGAAACCGCCTTTGGCCTGGACGGGTGGGAGGCCCTGTCCGAGCGCCTGCGCCGCCTATCGGCCAACGACTTGTTGCTGGTCCTTGCAGCCCTCTTGCGCGGCGGCGGCGAGATCGAGGCGGCCGTCCAGCTTGACCAGACCCCGATCGATTTTCGTCAGGCGGCCAATGCGGTGGCGGCGGCCTTTATGGCGGCCGGTGAGTCATGAGCCAGTGGCCAGGTCTGTTGCGGCTGGCCGTGTTGGAGTTTGGCCTAACGCCGGAAGCCTTTTGGCGCCTGTCCCTAGCCGAGTGGCGGGCCCTGACTGTGCTCCCGGACCAAGACCTTGGTCTGACCCGATCCCAATTTGATGCCCTGTCTGCCCTCTATCCCGATGAGGTCCCATGAGCCCGCCGTCTAGCTTTTCATCCGGTTCCGGCCTTGGCGCGGTCTCGGCCCAGGCCGCCGATGCCGCTGCCGCCTTGAATGCGCTTAAAGCCCCGGCCCAGAGCGCTGCTGATACGATTGATCAGGCCTTTAGTCGCGCCGGTGCCAGCCTGGCCAAGAGCCTTGGCCGAGCGGCCAGTGACGGCAAGATCAGCCTGCAGGAACTTGCCCAGGCCGCCCTTGCCGCCATAAATGCTTTTGCCAGTACGGGCAATCCTGCGAGCGGCGGCGGCCTTGGCCAGATCCTGGGTCAGGTCTTGAGCGCAGGCTTTGCAGGCGCGCGCGCTGACGGAGGTCCGGTGACAGCGGGCGGGGCCTATCTGGTCGGTGAGCGCGGTCCCGAACTGTTTCGTCCATCCACCAGCGGCAGCATTGAACCCAGCACTCCCAGCGGCATGACGGTCAATATCCAGGTCGCGGCCTCTGAAGGCGGCCTGCTGCGGTCAGAGGCCCAGCTCGCCCAGGCCCTGGCCCGCGCCGTGTCGTTGGGCGGGCGCAAACTGTAGGAGCCCAACATGGCCTTTCATGATGTACTCTTGCCCGCGCGCCTGGCCTTTGGCTCCAGCGGCGGGGTCGAGCGCCGCACCGAGATTGTCACCCTGGCCTCAGGCGCTGAGCGCCGGTCCAGCCCCTGGGCGCATGGCCGCCGCCGGTTCCTGATCGGGGCTGGGGTGCGTTCGCTGGATGATATTGCCGCCTTGACGGCGTTTTTCGAGGCACGTTTTGGCCGCCTCTATGCCTTTCGGTTCAAGGATTTTTCCGACTGCAAATCCTGCCTGCCGTCCAAGACCCCCAGCCCCCTCGATCAGCCCCTGGGCACCGGCAATGGCACGGCCAAGACCTTTGCCCTGATTAAGCGCTATGGCAGCGGGGCCCTGACCTATGACCGGGCGATTACCAAGCCTGTGGCCGGGTCGGTTCGCGTGGCCGTCGCGGGCACAGAACTGGCGGCAACCGCTTTTAGCGTCAATGCCATGACGGGCCTTGTGACCTTAACGAGCGCTCCGCCCACCGGGGCCGCCATAACTGCGGGCTTTAGTTTCCACACCCCGGTGCGCTTCGATACTGACCGGCTTGACGTTTCGCTCGAGGGGTTCGAGGCCGGGCGCTTGGTCGCTGCGCCCTTGATCGAGGTGCAGGTCTAGTATGCGCAGCCTGCCTCAAGCCTTGATTGACCGGATTGAAAGCGGCTCGGCAACCCTTTGCCATGTCTGGCTGCTGACCCGAACCGATGGCGTCAAGTTCGGCTTTACCGACCATGATCGCGACCTGGTGGTCGATGGCGTCACCTGCCTGGCCGCCACCGGTTGGACTGCCGGGGCGGCTGAGACCGCACTTGGCTTTAGCCCCGGCAATCTGGCCGCCAGTGGCGTGCTCGATAGCGCCGCCATAACCGAGACCGATATAAGGCTTGGCCGATTTGATCATGCCGCGATTGAACTGCGCCGGGTCGATTGGCAGCAACCCAGCCTCAGTGTTCAGCTTTGGCAGGGACACATGTCCAAACTCACCCGCGAGGGCGAGCGGTTTATGGCCGAGATTGAAGGCCCGCTCGGCGCGCTAGACCGGGTGGTTGGGCGCACTTATGGCCGTCTGTGCGATGCCGACCTCGGCGATAGCCGCTGTGGTCTGGCGGTCAACGATCCGGCCTATACCGGCCAGGGCCAGCTGGTTTCGGTAATGGGTCGCAAACTCGTGCTGAGCGGGCTGGAGGGCTTTGACTCCGGCTGGTTTTCCGGCGGCCTGGTCACGCCGCTTGGCGGACCGGCCCTAACCATTGCCGCCCATAGCACGCGCAGTGATGGCAAGGCGGTGCTCATCTTGCAGTCAGAGCCGCTTTCAGCCCTTGCCGATATCTTGACGGTGGGCAAGGCCTGCACCGTTCGCGCAGGCTGTGACAAGGCCTATGCGACCTGCAAGGCCAAATTTGCCAATCATCTGAACTTTCAGGGTTTTCCGCACATTCCGGGCGATGACTTCCTGTCGCTCTATCCGGTCGAGGGCGAGGCCAATAGCGGCGGCTCACGGCGGGCATGAGTATGGACCCACGGCCCATTTCGCGGGCTGAGATTGTCCATGCGGCGCGCGCCTGGATCGGTACGCCCTATCAGCACCAGGCCAGCAAGATTGGCATTGGCTGTGATTGCCTAGGCCTGGTTGGCGGGGTCTGGGCCGAGCTTTATGGGGCCTGGCCAGAGACTGCGCCGCCCTATCGGCCCGACTGGGCGGAGCTTGGCACGGATGAGCCGCTGCTAGCCGCCGCCCGCCGGCATTTTGTCGCCCTGCCGCTGTCGGCCAACCTTCTGCCCGGCGACCTTGTCTTGTTTCGCATGAGCCCGGTGGCTCAGATCAAGCATTGCGCCCTGGTCGGTGCCGCTGCCGCGCCCAAAGCAGAGGCCAGGATTATCCATGCCTATTGGGGCCGGGCGGTGGTGGAAAGCTGGCTGGGGCCCTGGTGGCGACGGCGGCTGGCGGCGCGGTTTTCGTTTCCAAATGTGAGGGACTAGAATGGCTCAGCTTGTCTTGACCAGCCTTGGCACGGCCATTGGCGGCCCACTCGGCGGGGCTATTGGCTCGGTTATTGGCGCATCCCTAGATCAGGCCTTTATTCGCAGCCTGTCGCCAGGGCGTCAAGTCGGGCCGCGCTTGTCGCAGGTGCGCATCACCTCGGTCTCAGAAGGCGCGCCCATGGCTGCGGTCTATGGCCGGGCACGGGTGTCAGGCCAGGTGATCTGGGCGGCGCAATTCAAAGAGAAAAAAGTCACGGGCAAGAGCGGCAAGGGCAAGGGCGCGCAAAAGACCACTAGCTATACCTATTCCCTGTCCTTTGCCGTGGCCCTGTGTGAGGGGCCGATTGGCGGCATTGGGCGGGTTTGGGCCGATGGCAAGGCCTTGGACATGACTGGCATGACCATGCGGCTCTATCGCGGGGCTGAGGACCAGATGCCCGATCCCTTGATCGAGGCGATTGAGGGCACGGCCCCGGCCTATCGCCGTCTGGCCTATGTCGTGTTTGAGGACCTGGCCCTGGATGCCTTTGGCAATCGCGCGCCGCAATTGAGTTTTGAGGTCTATCATCGGCCACAAGGCTTGGGCACCGATTCGTCGCTCGAGGATCAGCTAGGCGGCGTCTGTTTGATCCCTGGGGCCGGGGAATTTGTCTATGCGACCGAGACGGTGCTGCGTCGCCAGAGCCTGGTCAAGTTGGTGCCAGAGACAGTCAATAATGCTCAAGGTCGCCCGGACTTTCTGGTGTCCCTGGACCAGTTACAGGCGCAATTGCCGAATGTGAAATCGGTTATGTTGGTGGTCAGCTGGTTTGGCACTGATCTGCGGGTTGGCCAGTGCAAGATCAAGCCTGGCATTGAGGGAGAGACCCGCGTGACGACGCCCCTGGTCTGGCGTGCGGGCGGCATTGGACGCGACGATGCCTATCTGATCTCGATCGATGGGGGTGGCCCGGCC